CGGCACTGGCAGTCAGTCCATGACCTCCTACTGGTGGCAGACCCGAAGCTCCTCGATGATTTCAAGGCCGCAAAAAAGCAGCAAGAGCTTGATAGACAGGCGCATTTGAAGATGATTGCTCGTAAGAAAAAGGAGCGACAACATCTCACGAACCAGATACTAGTGGGGGGCACAACGCTGATAATTGGAGGTGTCATTATTGCAATGGGGTTTACAATAATCGTGAGGATCTACGGTTGAGCATCTTGGAAAAAATACTCTGGGCCATCTTAATCAGTGGTATCGCTGGGCCGACATTTTTGTTCGCGGCTAGTTCTTGGCTCGACTTGTCATGATTATGGCGTTTTTGTTGGTTGTAGTCGTGAACGGAGAGCCAATACCAGATCAATTCTACTTCCGAGATATCACTCGTTGTAATAGCTTCGCTTATTACGTCAGCACTGGCAAAACTAAGATAAACAACCGCTATCAAATGCAAGAAAACATAACGGCCTACTGCATCCCGAAGCGGATTGCGGCAAACACAAAAACATGGGATTAGAATGGCAGCAAAGAGACTAGAAGACGGTAGCGCCCACGGTCATATGATGGATAGAGATGGCGATGGGATTATCTCCGACGAAGAGCTAGAGACATCAAAACTTATCCAAGACTTAGAGCTTCAGCATGAGCGAGCGAATGCACAAAGAGCCATGAGTTGGTTTGCCCTATGGGGAATGCTGCTTTACCCCTCGTTGGTGGTTGTCAGTGAGTTTTTTGGGATGACCCAAGCGGCGTCGATTCTCGGTGATATGGCTGCGGTGTATTTCGTGAGCGTCGCGGGCATTTTGGCCGCGTTTTTTGGCAGTCAGGCATGGTCAAATAGGAAATAGAATGTGGCAGATAGCGGGTGCTTTGGGCATAGCTTTGGCGTTGACGGGCGGAGCTTTTAAGATGTATGCGGACAAGGCTGAAGCTGAGAAAGAGGCAATGGCTACCAAGCTGCGTGTGTCGGCTGACAATCAGTTAGTGCTTGAGAACAGTATCAGCAGCCTGAACAGCCAGCTTGTGAAAGCCGAGGAGCGTCAGCAGCGCATACTGGATCGCGTAAACGAGCTGCAAGCCGAAAACGCGCAGGCCCAAGCAGAGGTGGAGTCGATCAGAAAAAAGTTCGCCAAGCACGATATGAATGTGCTCTCCCTACGCAAACCGGGTCTGATTGAAAACATCATCAACCGTGGCACTAAGGGGGTTCTGAGTGATCTGGAAGATATTACCAATCCTTCTGGTTAGCGGTTGTGGCCTTATCGGTCAAAAACCTTATGCGCCAGAAACAAAGCAGGTAGAAGTAGTCACTGTTACCGAGCCTGCCGCCGTATATCACCCTGTCTTACCCAACGCCATATCGACTCTGCCTGTCGAATGGAAAGTGCTAACGCCTGATACTATGCAGGAGTATCTTGAAGACTTGGCTGATGGAAACGCGCCGACGAATGCCTACTACGGACTTTCTACGAAAGGCTATGAAAACCTTTCATCAAACATGGCAGAGGTTAAACGCTATATCCGCCAAGTGCTCAATATTGTACAATATTATAGAAACTTGGACGAGGAACTCGAAGATGAGAGTGACGAGCGAGGAAGGGATAGCCCTGATTAAAAAGTTTGAGGGCTGCGAGCTTGAGGCTTACCAGTGCTCGGCCAACGTCTGGACGATTGGCTACGGCCACACACGGGACATCAGCGAAGGCGATACCTGCACACAAGCAGATGCCGATGAAATGCTGGTCGATGATTTGCAGGAGTTTGAGGGCTACGTTAACGAGCTGATTGATGCAGAGCTGACGCAAAGTCAGTTTGACGCGCTAGTGGCTTGGACATACAACCTTGGCCCAACCAACCTGAAATCCTCCACGCTACTGAAGCGTTTGAACGAAGGTGACATGGCGGACGTGCCACACCAGATCCGTCGATGGAATAAGGCTGGCGGCAAAGTATTAGATGGTTTGATCCGAAGGCGCGAAGCAGAGGCGCTACTTTTCCAAGGAGAAGCTTGGGAAAATGTCTGATCTTTCGCTCAAAGATTTTGAGATTCTATCGGAGCAAGATCAGAACGAAGCTTTGGCGCTGCTCTCCCGCTATGACCAGATGGAAAAGCAGGACAAGTGCCAGAACGATTTCATCGAGTTCGTTAAGCACATGTGGCCTGAGTGCATCTTGGGTCGCCATCACAAAATCATTGGCGACAAGTTCAACAAGATTGCACAGGGAAAGCTCAAGCGCCTGATCGTCTGCCTACCCCCTCGACACTCCAAGTCTGAGTTTGCGAGTACTTACTTTCCTGCTTGGATGATGGGCCGCAAGGGTGACACCAAAATAATCCAGACCACGCACACGGCTGAGCTGGCGGTCAGATTCGGCAGGAAGGTGCGAAACATAATTGACTCTGATGATTACTCACAGGTGTTCCCAGACCTGCAATTGCAGGCTGATAACAAGTCTGCTGGCCGATGGACAACCAACCAAGAGGGCGAATCGTTTTACGCAGGCGTTGGTGGCGCTATCACGGGCCGAGGCGCTGATCTTCTGATTATTGATGATCCGCACTCCGAGCAAGACGCGCTGTCGCCTACGGCGATGGAATCGGCTTATGAGTGGTACACATCTGGCCCTCGACAGCGTTTACAGCCGGGCGGGACAATCATCATCGTAATGACTCGATGGTCACAAAAAGACTTGGTTGCCAAGGTCTTGAAGAAGCAGGGTGATGAACACGCAGACCAGTGGGAGGTCATTGAGTTCCCCGCCATTATGCCCGAATCTGATACCCCGCTGTGGCCTGAGTTCTGGAAAAAAGAGGAGCTTTTGTCGGTCAAGGCTTCGCTACCGCCAAGCAAGTGGAACGCGCAGTGGATGCAAAACCCTACGGCAGAGGCTGGCTCTATCGTGAAACGCGAGTGGTGGCGCAAATGGGAAAGAGACTGGGTGCCGTCATACGAGTATGTCATTCAGTCTTACGACACCGCTTTCAGCAAGAAAGAAACCGCTGACTATAGTGCCATCACCACATGGGCTATCTTTCAGTCGCCAGATGACAACGTGCAGGCAATCATCTTGCTAGACGCAAAGCGCGTCAGGCTAGACTTTCCAGAGCTGAAACGGCTTGCTTATGACGAATATAAATACTGGGAGCCAGACTGCGTTTTGATCGAGGCAAAGGCCAGTGGTACGCCCTTGACCCAAGAGCTTCGGCGCATGGGTATCCCAGTGACGGCCTATACACCATCGAGAGGTCAAGATAAGATCGCACGAATGAACAGCGTTGCGCCGATTTTTGAGTCGGGCATGGTGTGGGCACCAGACGAAAGTTTTGCCGAAGAGGTAGTTGAAGAAATGGCAAGCTTCCCGTTTGGTGATAACGACGATTACTGTGACTCGGCAACGATGGCGCTGATGCGTTTTCGTCAGGGTGGATTTTTGAGCTTGCAAGGCGATTACCCTGAAGAGGCTGAGTTTTTACGGCGTGACAGACAGGTATATTACTGATGGCAATTGAGAAAAAAGGCTTAGGCACTGAAACCGATCCTGATGTGATGCCGATGGGCAGCGCGATGGAGATCGAGCCTGAGATGACTCGCAACGACGAGATTCGCAACGCAGCCGAGATACTGGTTCGTGAAGAAGAAATCTTGGTCGATGATGAGATCGATGCCGAAGAAGAGCAGATAGCTACCGACTTCAACGCCAACTTGGTTGATTTTATCTCCGATAGCGACCTGTCCAAGCTTGCCAGTGATGTCATCAACTCAATCAAATCCGACAAAGAAAGCCGATCCGAGTGGGAAAAGACCTACACCGATGGCCTGAAGTATCTGGGCATGAAGTTTGATGAATCCAGAAGCCAGCCGTTTGAAGGCTCTACTGGCGTGATTCACCCTATCTTGGCGGAATCTGTCACGCAGTTTCAGGCGCAAGCATACAAAGAGTTACTACCAGCCAAAGGGCCAGTTAAGACCGAGATCGTGGGTGTACGCAGCCCAGAGGTTGAGATGCAGGCTGGTCGCGTTCAAGACTTCATGAACTACTACATCATGAACATAATGCAAGAGTACGATCCAGAGCTGGATATGCTGTTGTTCTAT